CACCACTCCTCGAAGGAACAATCACGTGGAGGCTTTAGGTAGCCCAAGGGGTTGTGTGGGTTTCCATATCCTCACCCTCGATTTCCAACTCATCGGCTTTGCCGGCGAGTATAAAATCGAGGATCATGGATGGGGAACCCCACACATAAACCACCTTGAGTTTCCAATCAAGCCTTTTACAAAGTTCATCATAGGACGCCGCCTGTAGTTTCTGGTAGACGTGAGAGTCTCTAGAGAGTATTTTTGAGCGCGTTTGGAGGAACTTACGCGAGATGGCTCGGAGGGATGGAACCTTTTCGATTGCAGGTAAATCAGAGCTCCAGGACAAGAGTCCTTGAACCTGACCCCTTAGATCGGAAAGGTAATCCTTCAGAGGCATCCAGCCATGTTCCTTCATACGCTCCTCAATGGGAGCTAGGGTCCACCATTTTGGATAGATCTCGGTTTCAACACCATTAAGGAAACCGTCAGCACGTGCCCTCTCAATGTTCATAAAAGAACCTCGAGAGAGAACGTACTTGACAACCTTATTGGTCTTCTTACCGAGATCTCCAGAATAGCTTGGGTCCCATAAGCTCCCCAAACTCTCGAGAGAGAGGAGGTTCTCTATGTTGTAGTCGGACCTGAAGAGAATCGATAGCATCCTCGAAGTCTTGGGGCTGAGGAACTGTATTTCCTTACGGAAATGCGGAAACTCAAGCCCCCCGAATTTTCGAGGAAGCCACGGTTCAATCTTCAGGCGGATTGCAGATTCCAAGAACTCGTGATACCTCCACCAGAGGTAGGTGGATGCCCCGGCGTAAACCGGGCCAGTCCACCACGCGAGTTCTCGGGATGCTGCAATCCCTCGGCTCCAACTAGGAGGAACCTCCTTCTTACCAGGCAACCTCGAGTCTGGTGTACTGAGAGAACGCACCCTTAGGATGTCCAAGAAGCGAAGCTTTTTAGATTTTCGATCTAAAAAGCACATCTGCTTCGTGTATGTTCCAAAGGATGCTGATCTCATATGTACACCGGCGGAAATAATCGCTCCTCCGAATGGGAGGAGGCGCTCAAACAAGAGCGCCCTCCTCTTAGTCGTGAGAGAGATCTGATCATCTCCGCACCTCGATGTCAGTGGATCCCCACCGGTTCTCCGAAATTTCATTTTGGAGAACCTACCCTTCAAGAGGTTCCTTATGATCTGATCAATGGTTCTTCCAGGAGCCTCCCGAAGCAATGCTCCGGATAACTCCCAGAAGAACCTATTGAACAGATTCAAAAGGAACCATGATGATGGGTTAGCCATGGGGATCCCACGACTGGTTGCCATGGGCTCTACATCGTCTTCCAGATCTTCATACAATACCTCCATTGATGACGTGGAGAGGGGTCCGAGGACCCTTACCAATAAAGGGGTAGAGGGATCCGACAAGTACCCTGAGAGGAGTTGGGACGAGACATCCATATGGAACGTATCTGTGGCTCTGGTTAAATCCAGAGACAACAGAACACGATCCTTAAGGAATGCCTCGTCCCTACTCTCAAGGAACTTGTTGGCCCTCTTCATGAAACTTACAAGCGTTCCATCTCCTGAGATAGTACCCACTTCCGGGTCCTTCTTAAGAGATGAATAGCAGTAAGTTCTCATGAGGTGTAGTAGAGAAGCTACGACAGAAGCCGCGGGTGTTACCACCCGTGCCTTGTTGCCCTGCTCCTCCACCGTCACCGCCCTCGCCGGATAGGGCTTGGGATCAAAGTCTTCAAAAGAGATCCTTGGGGGTGCCGTATACCTTCCAGTATACGGACCACCCTCAAGAGGCTCTTCTGTCGGCCTTGGAACCCAACCCTCTCTACATGCGTCATCAAGGAGGAACAGTACTGAGAATTCCTTCATCATTGGGGTTCCCAAACTTGCATCTTGGAGAAATCCGGACTCGAAATTCCAGATTCCTCCTAGGGCAGTAAAGGATCCCTGATAATGGGTCCTCTCAAGCAAGCCATTCAGAGTCCTAATGAAGGTATCCTTCATGAACTCTCCTCTTCCCCCATCACTACGAGAATACTCGTAGGTGGAGGACGAAGAGTTCGTTAAGGATATCTCATTAGGATTCGGTTTGAACTCGCTCCTGTACTGTTCAGAGAATCTTCGTGCTAGAAGAAGAATAGGTTCAGGTGTTACCCCTCCACCAGTGGTAGTCTCCCTATGCAACTCAAGAGATTTTAAACATTTCTCATGAGATGGCTTTGGAAGCCCACCCTTGATGGAGTAAAGGGTATATAACCCAAAACTATTCTTCTCTTGGCAGGGAGGAGTGGACGAATAGGGTCCTCGAGTGGGTATTACTACCCCTTTGAGGACCCCCTTCGCCCATGGGAATCTTAACCAGCCATCTCTAGTTCCTCCGATGAGGCCACTCTTCAATTCAGGTTGAGAGTAATCACTCTCAATTGAATAGAAGAGGGCCCAATCGCAGAAATTCGAGAGGGCGGACAAGACCCACTCTCCTCCCTGGAAACACCAGGACTTAAGGACCC